CACGACCTTGCCAAGGTCGGGGTGGCCGGTTCGAGCCCGGTCTTCCGCTCCAAAAAAGCGGGTAACAAACGTTATCTGCTTTTTTTATTATTATTTTGAAATGATTGCTATTAGCGATTTTTTGAAAATTTAAGTGTTTACCCGGGTGGTGGAACTGGTAGACACGCAGGACTTAAAATCCTGTTTGCAGCAATGCAAGTGTGGGTTCAACTCCCATCCCGGGTACTTTGATAGTCATTTAATGAATTGAATCTCAATATTTTATTGAGATTTTTTTGTTTTTAGTTTACAGTATAGTTTACAGATTATTGATAATTGCTTCAGTTTGTTGGATTTTACAAATACTTAAACAAAATCGCGTTAAAGTACTCGTCCGTATAATTACTAGATGAGCAAGTTTACATAACACTCAATTCTTTTATTCCTGTAAATCTTCATACATTTATTCTGCTTTTGCAAAGCATTTTACCAATACACAAACAAACCAAAATGAATAAGATCTTTACTTTACTAATGTTTTTCCTCCCTTTTGCCGGCGTCTCTCAAAAAGACAGCCTTGCAGAAATAAAGAATGCTGCTGATACTCTTTATACTATAAGTGGTTTTAAAGTTTATACCGGGCAAGAACTGCAAATAGGAGTTGGAACCATGCCAGATGCAGATTTTAAATTCATTAGAATAAGTTCCACATCTTTACTGCATCATGGCTCAATGAATGGGTTTAACGGGCTTGAAAACAAGGCTAATTCTTTACCAAGAAATACATCTGGCCAAAAATTAAAAGTTCTAAGATTTGATAAAAGAGGTGATAGCAAACATGGCTATGTTTATTATCCAATCCTTAATTATTATACCAGGTATGAAGTGGATATTGATAATGCAATAAATTCGGCTGAAATAGTTGTACCTGAAGAATTCAGGCCGAAACAAAAACCATTAGTAGTAGAAATGAACCAAAATATTAGTGTTGCTGATGAATTAATAAAACTTAAAAAATTAATGGATGAAGGGGTTATAACAAACGAAGAATTTCAATCACAAAAGAAAAAGCTGCTTGATCAGTAAATCCTATTTCTTTTTACCACTCAGCTTCTTACTTAACTCAGAAAAAGATTCTCTTAAATCGTCTTCGGCCTGAAAAGCGGCTGGAGTGATTACATCCCATCCTTTAGATTCTACATAAGCAGCATATTCCATCCCGGCAACTCCAAGTAATACAAAACCTTTTGGATACTTGCTTTTTATTTCAGCGAGTACGTTCTTTTCTAAATTTAATGGTTGGTGTACCCTGGGTTTGCCTTCTTTTGTATAAGCAATCTTTAGAGTAAGGTTTGCTGGATAGCTAATTAATTTTCCGTCCTTGAAAATAAAATATCTAATTGAACTGCGAAGATTTCCGGTTTGATCTTTATATCTACCGCTTGACCTGGCATTGGCGATAAACTTTTCACCAACAAGTGAAAGCCTTTTTATTACTTCTTGATCAAAAGTTGTAATAATTTGATCGGCCATTTTATTAATATCTGCAATATTGAAGTTTGCTTTAAATGATGCTTTCATAATGATTTAATTTTATAGGGCTTACCAAAAGAAGCTTGCCGCTTCCTGTGCTGTCTGCTTTTTAGGAGTAACATCAGGAACGGGATAAAAAGTATTTGCCATGGCATCTGACTTATCCGGAGATCTTCTTAACCTTTTTTTAATTTCTTCTTTGGCTTCTATTTGAATACGGCCATTAGATTGAAATTTATATTTTATTTCCGTAAGTTCCTGGGTTAACTGATCATCGGGTGGCAGTTGAGCGCCTGTATTATTAGCCGGATTTAACCAATCCCGTAAAGCCCAAAATAGGTAAGCTCTCATGTTCAGGAATTCATAAACATCTGTTACGTCTCTTAATATTTCACCTTCCCATTCTGCTTTTTCTGAAAACTTAACACTGTAAGCGTCCTTAATTTCAAGCTCTACCAAACGTGAATAAACGCCGGCCCCTTCGCCGATCGTATCTATAAAAGACTTACCCTTGCCGCTGTATTTGGTATAGTGCATTACTTTCCCTGCAATTTCCATGTGATTAGCTTTGCCGCCTGATTGTATGGATTCAAACCTGTCAACTCTATTTCCATACCTAAAAACAAATACACTTGAATCCCTCCCCATCCCGGCAACATCAACACCCAGTCTTAAATGATCGCTTCTCCTTTCACCTTTTAAATATCTTTCATTAGCAAGCTGCACCCAAAAGATCGGAATTAACACATCCTCTGAAACTTTCGGGAATAACCCGCGAACCTTTACCCTGAATAGATCATTCGGTCTGTACAGTCTTTTTTGCCCATCAATTTCAAAACGAAAGTCCCCTTCCGATTCAAGATAATCTGATTCCTGAATTATAGTACACCACCTTTCTACCTTATCTTTTACCCAGTTATAATCCACTTGCCCGGGAATAGCATTATTTCTCTTAATTACATTAGGAGCGCTTAACGAATCTAATCTGAACTTATGCCACCCGGGATCTTTTTGAGAATTAGCTGCATAACCAGTTTGACTATTTGGATTAAAGACAAGTAAGATCCTGCTATTGCCCTGCAGGTTTCCTTCAATAGCATTAAATACAATATCGCTTATACCAGATGCCTCCGTAATTATAAACATGGTATTTACAGCATGAAAACCGGACCATGCTTCAGGAGTTGTTTCATCTGCTTTAAAACCAGTTAAAAACCATCCTTCATCTTCAGTTCTAATATCATATGCAACCAATTTACCGGGAAGAAATTTTGCATTTCTAAATAACCTGGAAAATTCAGGAACCATAACATTTTTTACTTGTCGATCGGTGGGCGCCGTTAATGCAACTTTAGTGTTTTCAATCAGTTGCCCTTTCTTATTCCATTTGGGAGTTAAATACATAAAACAAATGGCGGCTACTGCTGCGACAAAATCCTTTCCTCTAGCTGTGCCGCTTGCTACTGATGTTCGCGAATTATATTGACAGCTTGTTAATATCGTTTGCTGTTCAGGATCCAAATCTACATTAAGAACTTCCTTAGCAAATAGATTCCAGTCTTTGCGCCATGCTTCAAATTTAATTTTTAAAGGATCCTTATTCACAAGATGTTTCTTTAAGACAATCCAGGAAGCTGTTTACTGATAGTTCACCTCTGACAGGTGCATAATCGTCTTCTATTTTGGAAATTTCTGATTGCAGATCCTTCATAGTTTTTCTTAGTGCCACTTTTTCAAAAATCGTTGGCTTCTTGCCCCTGATAGGGTAAAGATCCAATAAGCATTTATCAACTTCATTCTGCAAAATAAGAATCCTTTCTACTTTTGATTTAATACCGCTCTTAGTGGCCTGTTTTTCACCTTCAAATATGGCTTCATTTTGGGCCTGATCTTTTAAATGTGCCCACTCCTGATGAACAGAATCAAATGCCTGCAAAAACCTTTGCTTTGACATTTTAAACTTTATTCTTATTTCGTTATAAGCATTTGTTTTTTGAGTTATGCCTTTATTAAAAAGGCTTTTGATCTCAGATTTTAAAGAAGCCTCTGAAATAGATTTACGCTGTAATATTTTGTTTTTCATTCTGTGTGTTTAATAACCCTTCCAATTTTACTTTAAATGGATCCAAAACATGAAGCTGATCTGCATTGAATAACTGGGTAATTGTTTCTAAAATATTTTTAAAAATTAAAAGACATTCAAAAGAAATTCTTGAATACCCTCCATCCTTTTCACAAACATTGCAACCTTCAATGAAAATTGAAGTAAGCCCTTCGCTTGTTTTTTTCGATGCAACTCTGTTAATAACTTCTTGTTTAAAACTTCCTGTCTGAAGAAGGTACAAAAAACACGGAACAAAATATTCGCCTTGTTTATTTTCCGGCAATGTTTTTTCTTTAGCCTTGTCCATTTTCTTAGTATTATTTTTCATAAAAAGTTTAGCTGCTACATGATTGAATTAAGGACGTTTGAGGTTTGCTCTTTTGAAGCGCCTTTACTGATTTCCTCTTGTTTCTTTTTTTCCTGCCTTGCTTTTAAAACTTCAATAACTTCATTGATAAGTTTTTCCCGTAAATTTTCAGGAATCAGTTCAAGTATTTTAGTGTCTGACATTTTTATATTGTTTTTATTGGTTACGATTTATTGTATTTCAGAAATGATGTATTTTAAAAAGAACAGTTCATTTTTCATCTTTTCATAGCCGGCAATAGGTCCATCAGTTTTTTTAATTAATGAATTAATTTCTTCTATTGCTTCACTAATATCTTTATCCCATTTTTGCAGGTTCTTTTCCTGCATAACGTCTTTTATAATTGTGTTATAAAGTGAGCCGGTTTTAACCAATTGAAAATGATCTTCAATTACTGTTTTTCTTTTTTCCGGATCCTTGTAATCCCGGAAAAGTTTTTTCATCCGGTCTACAAATTCTTGTTGTTCCTGGCTAATGTTTTCCATAATTATTGTATTTTAATTCCTTGTTGATCAAATTTTCTTAAATAACCTTCAACAGCTTCAAGCCTTGAAGTATTAAATTCTATTTTGTTTAAAGTATTTAGAGAATTCATAGCAATATTGAGCTGCTGGATTGCAGTAAGGGCCATACCTCCAAGCCTTCCTGCTAAAACTTCTGCTGTGTTTTCTGTTATTGCGGAAATCCCACCCTTTAAAGAGTTTGTATTATTATTACTCCCTAGTCCAGCATTTAAATCTATTCCGGTTAATTTTTGTAGGTTATCATATTGCTCTTTTCCAGCAGTGATAATTGTGTTATAAGTCTCTTTTAAATTTGCAATTTCTGTTTCCGTTAAAACCCCACCGCTTTTGGCATCTGCTGCAAATTGTGCATATAATTTTTCCAGCGGTTCCTTTAATGTTTGGTACTTCAAAGAATTAAAAAGAGATTCTCTCATTAAACTTTCAAAGTCATCTGCAAAATCTTTTGATGCTTTTTTACCGTTTTTAAATCCCTCTACAATACTATTCAGGATCGCATCTGATGTAGTCCCGGTAAGTTGTTCAGCAGTTTGTTGGATATTTTGGTCTTGCTGCTTTTTTGTTTCCTCAATCTGGTCCCTTAATCCTTTCAAAGTTTCAAACAAAGCTTTTGCCTTGTCATCTAATTGGCCCGTGAAATCTAACTTCTGCAGCTCATCAAATGTTTTTCCTGTAAGTGAGGCAGCTTTATTATATTGATCTATATAACTATTTGTTACACCCATCGCCTGTAGGTTTTTAATAGCTTCTAAATCAAAACCAATGGGCTTTGCCTTACCTTGGATTTGAATTAAATTAAGGATTTTATCATAATCTTTTTGAGTGCTTTCTAAGTTGCTTTGTAGTGCTTCAGCTTCTGCCTGTAATCCATTAACTCTTAATTTATTAAGTTCGGCCTGCAATAAAACCCTTTTTCTATATTCATCATTGATGCTGATTTCGCCGGTTTGTAAAGAAAGCAATTGCTGTTCTTCCTGCTGCTTTAATTCCGATCTGTGTTGTGCACCATTATTTATAATTCCATTGATCACTCCAACAACTGAAAAGAATGCTCCAAATAATCCAAATCCAGCATTTAATTTTTGTGCGCCGCTTGCAGAATCAGATGAAAGTGTTTTGATGCTTGTTAGAGTAGTTGAAACAGCTCCGGCTAACCTGCCTAGCGTTGCAATGTTTTTTGAAAGAACGTCATCAACACCCTGCAATGAACCTGAAATTTCATTTAATCCATTGGCAATATTTGAAAACTTTTCAGGAATAGTATCTGTTTGGTCAAGCAATTGGTTTATCTGATCGATTAATGACTTTACAGCGGCCTTTGTTGCAGGTGATAACTTTTGTTTAGGATCGATTAGATCCTTTTGTAAATCTGCCGCTCTTTTCTTTAGCTGCTCTTTTGTAAAGAAAGTCATATCCTCACCTAACTTTTTATAAATTTCAGATTGCCTTGCAACATCATTTTCAAGCCCTTTTAAAGCTTCTTTTCGGGATGCCTCAATGATTGCAAGCCGCTCTTTTGTTTGCTGCTGTGTGGCGCTCTTGTCATCTCTTGCTGCCTTTTCCAGATCGTCATAATGTTTGTTTATTGAAAGTTTACGTTCATTGTAGGTGGTGACTTCTTTTAATAAAGCACTGTAACCTTCTATTTGTTTAATAACCTGCTCTCTTGTGCTTTTTTCGGTTTCATCCTGTATTTTTTTATTAAGGATATCCAGTTCAATGGTTTGCTGAATGTTTGCTTTCCCTGCCTGTTTGTTCGTAACTGTGTCTTTAATTTTTAACTGTTGTTTTTTTAAATAATCAAGATAAGAATCAGCACCTTTTATCTGAGACTGATAAAGTTCTTTCGCTTTTTCTTCGCCAATTTCTACCTTCGCTTTTTCATAATCTTCAAAGGCTTTTCGTTGGACGCTCAATGACTCAGTGAAGTCTTTTGAATTTTGTTTATAGGTTGTGTTTTGAAGTTCCGTTTGCCTGGCTTGGTCTAGTCCGGACTTATCAATTTGTAAAGACTTTGGGGCCGTTTTGTTAAAATCGTTCACCTTTCTAAGGATATTGTCATAATTCTCATTGATCTGATCTAATGCTGATACCTCTTTTGTAAGTCCTGACTGATATGAACCTCTTTTTAAGGAAATCACCGCTAACAATAAAGACTGCCGCTCGGCGAGCAGTTTATTTTCCTTCTTATTAGAAGTAACGGTTTTTTCTGTTTCGCCGGTTATAAGTCTTTTTTGAGCTTCTAATTCTTCTAAATCTTTGGTTAATTTTTTGTATTCTTCTCTGGTATCAGAAACAGCTTCACGCTCTTTTGTTTTTGCGGCTATATCAGCATTTATTTGAGATAGTTTACCCCCTAGTTCTTTTGTCAGGCCTGTCTTTACTAAGCCGCTTTGAGCTTTAGCCAACTCATTAGTCACTGCCATTTGCTTTTGAAGGGAAGCAGTTAAATTTTCAACCGACCCTTTTAAAGATTCATTATACATAGCTTGATTAGATGGGAGAACGCCACCAACTTCTTTTGTAAACTTGTTTGCGTCGTCCAAAAGTTTCTGCCTACTTTCAAGCTGTTTCTTTATTGCCTCTTCCTGCTTAATACTACTTATAATTGCTTCCTTGTTTGCTTCTAATCTATACTGAACTCTAAGAGAGTCAGCATAAGCATCCACATTTACCTTCAAAGATTCATAAGCAATAGACTTCTGATTTAATCCCTTTATCAAATCTTTGTCAATTTCTGCTAGTTTTTTATAAACGCCTAAGCTTTCTTCATTAGTAAGATTGCCCTCCTTAACTAACTCTAAAAGCGGAAATAGTTTAGCCATCCGTTCAGCATAAGTATCGTTGGCTTTTTTGTTAGCCTCTGTGAGCAACTCCGTTGCCGTTTTCACTTGTTTTGTTTTGTTTACTAACTCAGTAAACGTTTTAACTGCCGCGGCTATCCCTACCGCTACTAGTGCCGTGGGATTTATTAAAGAAGTTAAGCTTCCTGTAAGTTGTGCGATTGCGTTTTTTCCAATTTTAGAACTGTCAGAAACTTTATCTAGTGATCCGGAAATCTTTTCTGAAAAATCTTTATTGAATTTTTCTGCTGTCTTTCCTGATTCATTGGCAGCTTGCTTTAACTCCTCTGTTATCTTAGCCATTCCACTGGAGAAGTTATCATTTAAAACTGCTGTAAATTCCAAAGGAACGCCTTGTACATTTAATGCCATTGTATTTATTTTTATAGGGTAATTGAATTATTTTTCTTTGTTGCCCGATCGTAATCGACGCCATAAGAAACAATTTCGCCGGTTTCATTATTCAATGAAAAAAGGATCTCAACAAACTGATGAATATTAACCGCCCGGATTAGTGTGTTTTCTTTGATATAAAGAGAAAGATCATTAAGAACATTAATTGCTTTTTGATGTTTTTCATAAAATTCTTTTCCGGCTTCGCTTGAAATGGATCTTCTGAAAGTCTCTCTGATCTGTTCTTCACTTTCTTCTGATAAAAATATTTTTCCATCTTCTAATGACAGATTAAAAAAGTAATCCTTTGCTTTTCCGTAACTACTTATTTGCAGTTTTTTTAAAGTTTTAGAAATAGCTTTATAAACCTGTTCTTTTAAACCTTCCTTCATTGATTTATAAAGAATGTTACTTCCCGGTGTTTTGCTCAATTGCGTTTCAATTGATAAAGCAATATTTTCATTCAATGATTCCGGGATATATCCATTCATTAATGCCTCTATCTCTGTTTTTGTTGGAGTGTATCCGGTTTCCTGAATAAAATCAGATAATGTTTCATTAATCTTTAAACAAAAAGATTGAATGTCATTAATAACTTTTTGCTGTTCTTCTGAATTTTCTTTTAATATAATTTTTTGCATGTTTTTTGCTTTTGTGTTAACTGAACTGTCAACTGGTTTGTGATTTAATTATTATTTATGTTGTTAATACTAGTGTTTACGGGGTTTATTTTTTACTCCGTTATGGAGTTGAACCTATTATTTTATTTCCTTTTCTGATTAGATTTTGAGATAGCATATTCCTTTTCAAAATATTCAGCCACTGCAATTTTTTTAGAAATCTTGTGAATTAAAAACGTCTCGAACTCACTATTAAAAAATGCGAGCTTAAAAATTTCCAAGTACCTATGATCGTTTAAAATTTCATTAAGCTTTTCACTGGCCAGTGCTTTTATTTCCTTTTTTCTTTCATTCGAAATAACAAGCTTACCGGTTTTTATTAAATGGTTATAAGCAGCACTTCGTATAAAAAGATAATCGTTGGTTGTATTCCAGATTTTCTTTGCATATTCAAAAGCTTCGGAGTTTGAGGAAATTTCTTCTAATTCAGGTTCATAAATGTTCATTTTCATTTGTTCTAAATCTGCTTTCAGCGTAATCTTTTGCCTGATTTTACACCATTGAGAAAGGACCTTGCCTAAATAATCCAGGTTAAAAACTTTTTGCCAATGCTCTACTCTTTCTTCTAAGGATCCTGAAGCATTAAATCTAAATGCGGTTACTATTTCTTCAGCCGTCATCGTTGAAAATGATTTATTTTCCGTTATAAATTTTTTCATTTCAGTTTTCAAAATATCTAATTGATCTTTTTGCGTAGGAAGAGGACACCCGGAAACAACAGAAATTTTCGCCAGTGTTCCGAACAGGAAGATATCCTGCTTTTTGTCTGGTAGATCTTTAAACGGCATGCCGTTTTTGATAGAGTGATAGGCAGCTATCTCTTTAGTATTCCATTGCGCTCGATTTAGCCAATTCACTGGCAACAAGGTTAAACCCTTGTTGGTTGCCATTATTTGGCTTTGCTGCATAATTTCCATTTGTAGTTCCATTTGCAATTTGATTAAATTGTGATAGTACGTTTGATACGGTAAAATTTTTCCTGATCCATTCGTCTTTCTCCCATGCTTTGTTTAAAAAAAAATTAAAATCATTCATTAAATTTTCATTAGTGAATTCAATATTTTCAGCCAAGGCTCTTTTTTCTAAAATTTGGTATATTGTTTTTAAGTTCTTAAAATCTTTATCCAGGTAGTTATACTTTCCGCCAATTTTATTTAGGTAACATTCGTTCCATGTTTTTATAAACTCTTTCCAAAAAATCATTTGAGTTTTATTAGTTTCTCTTTCCCCTAAATGAGATTTAGAATTATTGGTTTGGTTTGGTTTGGTTTGGTTTATATTTACTTTGCCCGAACCTTTGCCTAAACCTTTGTCTATACCTTCACCCGAACCT